CAAGGGAAGTAGAAACTATAGGACTGACAATTGAGATCGAGACGACTCCATTGTAATACTGCTCATTTGAGCCAGTGTTCCAAGAGTCGTTGAGAATGATGGCCATAATGCTCTTATTGAAAGCAACAGTCCACCCAATGCGCGTGTCACCTTTGACATCGACAATTTTCGAGTATAGATCTCCCGCATTCGTGGTGAATGTAACGGGAACCTCGGCAAGAGTCGGATGCCAACTGACACGAAGTCGCGTTGTGGCAAAAGGGCTGCAGGTAATATCAAGCAATATTTTAGTCCCACCTCTGTAGAAACGATGTTTATAAGCAATCGTAGCGGCAGGGGTGAGATAACATCGCCTGGTACCTGCTGGGGAAACTTCTGCATATGTGCCACACATTGCAGGGGTCATCATGTAGGTCTTCACTATTGTGCCAACAACCATGGTGTTATTGATGGCAAAGGATTGTATGTATCCAGGGCGCATGGCAATTCCCATCATACTACGATCGTGATCAGAATCACCATAGATAGTATGATCTGTACTGAGTTGAGCATCAGGTTTCATAGTAAAGGACTCTGAAACTAATTCACCCTCGCCAAAAGCAAGGTTATTATACAGGGAAGTGCGAACCGGTTGGGTACCAGCAATGGAAAGAGGTTTGTTGAAACCAAGACCTTTCGCAAAGCCAGAAGCCAAGACAAATGCACGGGAAGCCAGTCCAGCAATGGACGTTACTTCAGGAGGTGCAAATGGTACAATGGACACGATGTTGGCAATATCGCCAATATCAGAAAGTGCAGAACTTAGAATTCCTTTTGTGGATTTCGTGACCTGTTCTGATTTTCCGTGTACATTGAGAGTGGCAGCGGATACTTCAGGGTCAAGCATGCGAGCCCAGATAGTGACGGTGACGGTAGGCGCCACAGTCGCTCCGATGAGGGTCAAAGGGGCAACAACAGTTAATCTAAAAGAGCCAGCTAAGGCAATGTTTGTTCTCTGTTCATCAGTCATCCAGGGTTTGGGGGCAACATACTTCATACTCATTTTTACAGGCACATTGTTAGAGGGGGATATTAACGCTGCGTTGCAAGTGGACATGGTATGTAGGGACTTGGTCTTAAGGTCTTGGCAGTTGTTGTATGGTAAACAAGCAGCCATAAGACGTCCGGAGTGCATTTGTGTAGACTGCACCCGGATTTCCACTTCAAATGCAGTGCGCATCAAGTGGAAGTTGTTGAGCTTCTCAACAATCCAGGGTATTTGGTAAAATTGGTAAGGGAAGTTGAGAGTGCATAAGATAGTGCCTTCTGGTTGGGACCCCGTCCAGGTACAAGTAGCAATAGGATATTGTCTTGTAAGGACAGTTTCAACGGGGTTTCTGGGCACTGGATTGGTTCCTTCGTAAGCGGAACTCATGTTGTTGAGAATGCGAGCAACAACAGGGGCAGAATCGGAAATTTGTGTGACTCCTTCTACAGCATTGATAGTGGCGGTGTTAATTGGGGTATCTAACTTAACATCTTGCGATTGAGCTCGCATGTTGTTTTTATCGCCAATACGCATGTTGTTGGATTGAAGGACCAAAACCATGTCAAGATGTTCATTAAGGAAGAGATTCCAAGTAGCAAGCCTATCTTTCGAATCGGCAAGTTGTTGGTACATCATCATGAAATGTTGATCCAGTTGTTTGACTTGTCCGGCTATTAAAGCACCGGTTTCACCATCTTTGATCAGATAGTGTAGTCGATCAACTGTTTCAAGCTTTCCATCAACTTTGAGAACTCGCTTAACGTTGGGGACGGTTGGTATGGGAACAATGCAATTGAGCTCACTGTTCCACACATTCATCACTTGACACAGTGCAATAATTCCAGCTTCTTTGGCAGCAGCTTTAGTTATTCCTGTTCCTTGGGCAACATATGATTCGAATTTACATCGGGCAACAAACTTTCCATCAATAGACACTATAGGTTCAGTGCAGGGATTGTGGTTGTAGTAGTGGTAAAATTCGTTTGCATACGAGGAGAAAACGACGGGTTCGTTCTTTCCTTGAGCAACAAGAGAGGGCATGTCAAATGGCATAGGGATTCCATATTTGTGGTTTTGCCACCAATGCCATGTGGTGAGGTAGGGGGGTTTTCCCATTAGCTTTAGACGAGCGTTGTAGAGGGCTATAGTTGATAAGTAGGTTTTAATTGGATGTTGCGAAAGCTCGCAACCTAAAAACTGCATACGATCAGCTATAACTTTATCCAAAACTTCTCCATCATATTGCCAATAGGTAGATTCCACAATTTCGACGAGAGCCAGGGGGGCGTAGACTACGTCGATGAAATCAGGGCTGGGTCGGAAGCGTCGTTTGTAGATCTGAACTTCGCTGAGTGGTACGAAATCGTATTCTGCTTCTATTTTGTTCGCGGGGGTCCATTTACGACCGTGTGTGAGCGACATCGCTCGATGCACACGGAAGGTATAGAACTCGAACAATTCGGTGACGAAGACAATTAAGTCATCACCACCAATAGCAGGGAATACGTTTTTGATGATATGGGACATGTCAAAAGCCAATTGTTTAATTCGGCAATATAAGAGCACATTGTACATCAATTCGCACCAGTTGAGTATTGAATTGAGAAGGAAGGTAATGAAAGAGCCCGAGAACACGGCTGTTTCAATCTCGCAAAGATCAGCGAGCATGACTACTAGACATTTCAGGGACATAGAGCGAATAAGCTTGGCTCTAGCTTCTGAATGTGAGTCTTTGTACCATGCATTGACAATCCAAATAAAAATCTCTACGAACTCTGGGTGGGCATTCCAATCCCAACCTGGGGCATCGCAGTCGAAGGCTCGTTCTGGGGGTTCTCCTAACACTTTATTAACGTGGAAGATGAACTTGGCCCAGTCGGGACTATGGGGATTTAATCCGGTTAAAATACCGAACTTGTGGGCATCTCTGCCAACTTGTTCAATAAAAGCTCCGAAATACATCCGTCCTAGATACAAGTGTTCAAAACCAAGTGGTACGAAACCACGAGGAGTTTTATACTTGTCTCCAACGATTGATCGGCGTTCTTCCTTGAGATTCCAGTCTCCAACAAATTCAACTTCACACTCAGGCATGTGTAGTTGTCTATCCATCTCAGTGATGCGTGCGGCCACGTCATCTTTGAGAGTCCAGGGTATTCCTTTGTCGGGGTCTCCATTGAGCAAATGATATTTTCCACTGTGTACATGACGCACACCAGTTTCAAGATCATCGGAAACGAGTCCAACAGAAGTGCCCATATGGATGCCAGGAACGAATTTGTAATTGACTTCACCATTGAGCGTTTGGTGGGGAGTTAGGGGTAATGCAGGGACATCATCCCCTAGCATTTGGGAAAAAGCGTCGCGTACAGCAATTTTAATCTCAGGATTTAGCCTCGGTGGTTGCTTTTTAAAGGCTTTTCGCAAGGACCGTTGCATGGGGGTATCAGGCTGGGATTTGATTGTGTGTAGTTGAGCTGGTGCGGAAATTGGGGCTCCGCAAAGGCCGTGGAATGGTGATTTGACAATACGATTTTTCTTGTTCATCATTTTCACCATTGTGGGGGGGATTTTACCCTTGAATTTAACATTTTCCTCATCATATTCGAAACAAGGGGTTCCGTCTGTAACGAGGACTGTCAATCCTTGGATTTGAAGATCGATTGGGGATTTGTCAGATGCAAAAGCGTCCAACACTCGTTGTATCACTTCTTTGCAGATCGCAGAAGCAGCGCCAACATCAGAAGTTCCTCCGGCTATATGAAAACCGGCGATACTTCCTTCAGATCGAGTATTGTACACCACAACAGGACTAGTACAATCGCCAGCTTTACTTTCTTTGACTTCGTATATTAGCACATTAGATGTGCCTGTATGTCCGTCGTCGCAGTCGTATCTGGCGGTGAGTTGTTTTGTGGTTGAATTGCAAGCGTAAATCTTCAATTGGTAATTGGCATCTTTTCTTCGAATGATTAGTGCAGTATGGCTAAGATCGGCTAACTGATAACTCTTTTCGGTAATAAAATGCTTGGCAATGGATTTGAAGGCGGGAAACTTGGGATCTTTGATGTTGAGGAATATTAGGTCACATTCATCAATAACGATTTCATCATAATCAGAACGGGTATATGTATAATGTTCTTCTTGTGAATCTTTTCGTTTGAACCAAAGTTCAATCTTCCCTGGATCTCCAGCTCCATTACTATCGCGGAAATTGTGGCGAGCAGTAACTCCAACTCCTCCGGATATCATAGTAATACAACTACAGTGGTTTCCACCTGGGTAGTGGATTTTGAACCATCCTATATTGTATTGAACCATGTCGTTGACGATTGCGTCAATTCCGGTGGTAGATTGGACTTTCAAGCGAGGGCGAGATAATGTTACAGCTGAAGGGGACTTCAAGGTTCGAATTTTGATGTCTGTGTAGGGATTGTAGTTTTGATGGGACACACCAGAGACTTCAACTCCACCTTGTGAGGTGAGGTCTACTTCTCCGTTTGAGCCGTTAAGTGAATTATAAATTCTCTTTCCGACGTGTTTCAAAGCTTTCGTTCCAAACCATCCGATGGTGGCTCCAATGGCAAAGCAGGCTAAGGGCAAGCCTACTTTCACGGTGAAATAGAGCATCTTCATTGGAATGGTCATTGGAATGATCTCCAGACAATCAGCAGCAAGATTTTGAACTTCCTTCTCAACCTTTTCAGTCGGAGGAATATCTTTCGATGATTGTGCAATAGCAGCAACGAATTCATTTTCCAAAGTGTCAAGATATTATGATCTCTTGAGATGTTTGGCAAAATACTCTTCGGTGGTGTTTGGATTGACAGGACGAGCAGTGCAATTGATGGGCTTGTAGAAAATATCAAATTGATCACGTGTTATCACATGATTTTGATATTGTCTACTAAGATGATTGTTAACAATCATCTTCTCTTCATTGCTTAACTCTCGAGTGGAAATCTTAAGGAGATATTTGGCCATAGCATCTTCGCGAGCGAAAGGACTGGTATCGGGATGTTCAGAGGGTTCTTTTTCATCATCAAGGGATTGGAAAATTTCAGTTTCATTGTCAGATGTTCCTTGAGCAATGAGATTTGGAGAAATACCCCACTGAGACTTGGGACGTGGTTTGTAAGGGTTGACTTTAAGCCAACTATCAAGTCCTTCAGTGACAGTGAGTGTTTTCTGCAAATGAGTGTAGAAAGCTTCATAGATATCATCATAGGAAAGTTTGATGCCAGTGATCGGTTCATTGGTGTAGGCATTGTTTTCAACAAATTCCCAGACATCACGATCATAAGATCCTTGAGTGCCAATGATCTTGAAGACAGAACTTTCTTTTCCAGTTCCTACAATAGAGCAATATTTGGGTTTGAGTGTGACAGTATAGACGCGGTCTCTTCGACGTTTGTAAGCGTCGGG